TTAGCAGGCTATCATATCAGAATTATCTTTGTGTTTTTCGACAACTTTCTTAACACTTGATTCGTGCCAAAATACCTCTTTGTCACTTACCTTGATAGGTTGAGGAATTTCACCATTCTTAATCATGCGATAGAATTTAGTGCGGCCAATAGACATTAGCATCATAAACTCTTTAGCACGTACACGACGATCAATTTCCATTCACCCCTCCATTTCATTAAACTTCTTAACGATTGCTTTTTTGGCCTTCATCAAAAAGTACTCACGTTCATCTTCTTCAAAACACCCATCGCCTTGTGGCTCAAAGAGAAACGATTTTCAGTAACCCACTCAAAGCGCCCGCCAAATGTTCCATCAACTTCTTTTTTAAGCTGCTCTCTAGACATTCCACGAGGGAAAGCACCTATCTTTTTCATAGAACTGTTAGAGTGGCTTTCCGTTCTGAATGAAACCTTGTCAAACTCAAAGGAAGCGTCGTTCAACTGATCACGAAATTCCTTTTCACGCTTCTTCATTTGTATATACCAATCACTTGGTGGTGCAGTTTTGCTTTGTTCTTGTACGTTTTCTTTTCGTGAAGACCAATCACATTTGTTGCACTGAACTTCGCAGTGGCAATAGCTGCAAGGTGGGTTGATATGACAGCTACAGCTCTCAGCATCAGTATCTTTAACAATCGTTCCATCACAGCCATTGCGCCCACAAACATCGTCTTCACAACAGCCATGTTCAATTGAATAGATTTCCATCACTTCACCCCCTCAACCTGCACACGCACATACATGTTCTGTTTTGCTTTGAGTTCGTTGGCGTATTGCTCGTCGGCACAGCCTTTTAGGAATGCAAATACAATGAAGGTGATAATCCAGAAAGCTACGAATGCTTTCGAGCCATCCCTAAAGGCTTGGCTAAACTTGTACTTTCTGATTCTTTGATTCATACTTATCTCCGCATTTGATGCAAACCGCCTAGACTTCGAACCCTATGGCGGTTTTTGTTTGTCGATGAGATAATATTAACTATGGTTAATTTTTTAGTCAAGAGAAAAGTTAACATTGGTTAATCTTTTTATTAACTATAATTCATGTTTTAATAGACAAAAGAAAACCCACACAGGGTGGGCTGAATGTTAATAAACGTTAATACTTCTTGATGTACATGATAGCTTTATCTATAATGCATTCATGGATTGGGCATTCCCGGTCGGCAAAGAGCTTTGGTGCATACATCAAGGCTCTTTGTTTTTTTAAGGGTATATTTTTAAGCCGTATCCATTATAGTTGCTTCCAACTGCACCTCTACCACCTTTGCAATAAAACTTAGCTTTTAATATGTCAAATGCTCTATTTGATTGAGAAGGGTTAATAACATGTCTTCCGATTGGTCTAGCTACTAAATCAGCAAATTGCAAGCCCGATGAATTGGTTTTTTTTGAAGCAAAAATTATTTCAAAAGGAAGAATTTTGTTGTGATAGTTTCCAAAGGGATCACATATTCTTCTAAAGCCAAGCTCAAGTTGTGAATCTTCGTTTTTTCCTCTTGATTCAACAACAATATGTGTTAAACGATTGTTTTGATTCTTCTCTCTAAGAAAAAAATAAAGTCGCTCAAGACAAAACTTCATTGCTACTTCATATGGGTTTGCATCGCGTTTAATTAATTTATCTTTGCGTATAACAGAGCTAATTAAGATAAAATTATTATCATTCATTAATCCATTTAGGTCACCCATTAAAGACTCCATCCGAGCTTTATCGAACCCAGCAAAATGTGATGTTCTTTTTCTAATGTCTCGCTCATGCAGAATTATTGTATCGTGACCGAAATGCTTAAACTTTAATTGTTCCACTGCTTTAACTACCGTTTCTGTGTAATACCTTTTATGGAACACACAAAAAGACAAGACAAAAACAGGGAAGTCTGGATCGTTGTTAAGCATGTCAATGCTGCCACTCTCATCCACATAAACTATGAAGTCGCTATACTCCATAAAAACATCCTATTATTCCAATACTTGAGTCAGATTCGTAGTTTACTTCTCATTTTTCTCTGGGAACATTGGTTTACCTAGCTTTCCTTCTTTTACCAACTGCACGACCTGCTCATTAGTAAGCACAGGAATAAAGACTTTGTCGCCAATATCTTTAGAAAGAATCTTTACTTCTTCAGCGGTTAGCACCAAAGCTTCACCATGTTTAGCAGCATCATTGATGCGAGCAATAATCTGATTGATTGGTAGTTTTGAATTGTCCATAAGTCTTCCTGTGATTAATGCGAATAAGGATGTTCTTGTCTGTGCTGACTTGGCGGCACGATATCTGTAATAGCGGTAATACTTTCAACTTCATCCATGTCAAAAGATAGGCGTTCGCCACCATTAACAGCCAACAAACTCAAAACCCCACCATTTATTCCAACAAATTCCTTAATTGTGCAGCGTCCATCCTTTAAGCACACTTGTACAAATTCAGTTGGAACCGGTTCAGCATCTGGATCGCAAACTACATACCAGCCATTACGAATTGCTGGAAACATTGAGTCGCCAGTGCCTTTAATACCATAGGCTCTTGGACCCGCTGTATGAGTTGGAACATAACCATCACCACCGTTACCTTCGTAACCCATATCTGTGAAATACCCATCCATACCCATCTTTGAATAGGCTTTAACAGGAACGTATCTTTTTTGAATAGGGAACGGCTTAGTTGGTGTTTGGACAAATTTAACAGCTTCTTCACTATCTGGAATATTGTACTTCTGCTTAAAGGCTTCAATATCAAGAACATTTAATTGAGGTAAATTGTTCGATTCCTGTTCAACCGGTCCACCATAAAGCAACCAATCGTCACTCACACCTAAAAATTTCGCAATGACTTTCAAGTTTCCCGCTGTAGGAACGCTAGTGCCATCTAGCCATTTCTTTACAGCAACAGGAGATTTTTTTGTTGCTCTTGCTAAATCAGCGGCTCTTAATTTTTTTTCTTCAAGTTTTTGCCTAATTCGAGAGTGTAAAGACATAACAAATATTCCAAAAACATTAACTAATGTTAATACGATCTATTGAAACTATGGTTAACAAGTGGTAAATTTGGTTTATTAACTATAGTTAACTTGGTGTAACCATGAAAATTAGTGATCTCATGACATACCACGACTGCAAAAACCGGAAAGAGTTGTCTGAAAAAACTGGATATTCAACTGTGACCCTCTGGAAGTGGGAAAACAACGGTATACCAGCCAGAACTCAAGCAGTCCTGCAAGTCAAAACCAAAGGCAAACTTAAAGCTGACTTAGAAGCATTAACCGCTTAGGAACTAAACCATGAGCAAATTATCTAACGACTTATCTGCAAGAGCCAGAAACACAAGAGCTTTAGTAATGCAGGCTCTTGCATCAAAAAATAATGGCGAAATTGCGGACAGACTCGGAGTAGATGCGAGCACCTTATCAAGAATGAAAAATGATAAGAAATCCAATGGCTTGAGTGAGATTGAGAACGCTTGTGCATTATTGGATGCGCTTGGATTAAAAGTTATTCCAGAAAATTACGAATGCTATGACCGTCAATTTGTTGAGTCTATTTTCTTTTTAGCTCGTCTTTCTATGGCTAGAGCTTCTGACATCAACGATTACCAACATACAGATTTATCTAAGCGTTTATCAGAACTTGGATATTAAAAAACCGCTTCCTGCGCGAACAGGTTAGCGGTCCAGTTATTCATTACAGGAGCAATGAATGAAAACAAATTTAGCACATAAGCATGAGCCACCTCAAGCAGAGGTGCTCAAGTTTCCTAAAAAAGAGCGACCAGCCATGTCTGAGAAATTCGACAAAGGCTACGTTATGTCTAGTCGGCTTTATCGAAATGAAGTTAAGCCATTTCTTGGTGATGCTGCTCGTAACGTTTATGCCGAGCTAGAGGAATATATTAGCGGGTTTAACAAGGAATCTGACTTTGTTAGCTACTCACAGTTGCAAGGTAGAAAAATTGAAGGCCTCGAGGAGCATGTTCGTAAATTAAGCACAGCTACTGTACGTGCTGGATTAAAACAATTGATTGAGTATGGTGTTATTTCAATTATCGCTACTAATCCAAAGCTTGGAAACAAGTACAAATTAAATGAGATTTCACTTGTTGAGCACTTTAGTAATAAAAGCACTTCAGAAAATAAAGCACTTCAGAAACTAAATAGCACCACTTCAGAAACTAAAGCGCAAGGTACTTTAGAAACTAAAGACACAATAGATATTATTTATAGATATTTAATTATAGATAATTTATTTAACTCGCTTCGCTCAAACAAACCACTTGAAGCTAGTTTTTATGTTTATCAAGAAACTCAAAAACAGATCATTCTTGAACAACAAAGACTAGAAGCTGAAGAGAAAGCAAAAGCTGAAAAAGAACGCAAAGACAAAGTTCGCAAACTTAGTTTTGATGAAGTTATCAAACTCACTAAAAACACTTTTGCAAATCTATGTGATCTAGAGCTATGGGAACAATACGTAGCTAACCGTTCTCAACAAGCTAAATCTAAATTAACTAAGAACGCTTTAAACACAATCTACAAAGATTTTCTTCAGTGGGGTTATGAAGGTTCAAATCAATCCTTGAAAACCTCAATCACTGGTAACTATCAAGGTTTATTCGCACCTAAACAACTGAATCAGGTTTTTGGTAATCAAAGCCAAGCTTCAACTCGTATGTCTGAAATTCAAGAGCTAATCGCAAAAGAGGAGGCAGGCTATGAACAGTATGGTTTCTAGCAATCAAAACGCTGTAGAACATATCAACTCTGCAAAAGTTGTCGGTATCTTCAAAGCAATTGCCCCACGTTCATTTGAGAAAACGTTTGAAGGAATTAAAACAGAACAAATCAATCATGCAATGAAGATCTGCATTGATGGACTTACTCGTGAACAAATAGATAAAGGCCTTTGCATGGTCCGTGACAGTGGCTACTGCCCTGATCCTGCAATGTTCCGCAAGTGGTGTTTAGGTATTCAAGGTTTCGGTACTGAGCAGCAGCGTGCAGTTGATTCATTCAAAAAGAAGAATGCAGCTTTAGCTAACATTGTCAAATGGCTTTCTGACCGTGATGTTGAAATTACAAATGCAGAAAAAGAAGCTTACAACCGTTGTTATGAGATGTTTTCAAATCTCAACTACTCGAATAACTATGAGCGTTCTTCGTATTACGCATATGAAGCATTCAAAGATAACTATGTTGATGTAGTGAATGAGTTTGTTGAAAAAGGGATTACGCAGACGAAATGGTCTAAGCCACCCCAAATAGATCTCAGTGTTCTGTGTGCCGAAACTGGCAGCGAGGAAAAAGCAGAAGCAACTCCAATGACAAAAGAGGATTTTGACAAGCGTACAGCATATGTTGAATCACGTATTCCACAAATCATGTCTGATCGGAACTGTGACAAATCAATGGCAAAGCTTTATGCCATGGCTGAGTACCACAGTTCAAGAGTGGAAGAGAGAGGTGCAGCGTGAAACATCCTCTAGATAATCAAACAGTCGATTGGTGTGATGAATTAAAAAATAAAGGTGGCTTAAATGAGTTGGCTCTTTTCGCAGGCGCTGGTGGCGGAATACTCGGATCGCATTTGCTGGGATGGCGCACAGTTTGCGCAGTTGAACGTGATGCCTACGCAAGCCAAGTTTTGGCGCAACGACAAAATGATGGATTTCTCAAACCTTTCCCGATTTGGTCTGACATTACAACTTTTGACGGAAAACCATGGAAAGGAATTATTGACGTTATATCTGGCGGATTTCCATGCCAGGACATCAGCATCGCAGGAAAGGGTGCAGGACTTGACGGAGAACGTTCAGGACTCTGGAAAGAATTTAAGCGGGTCATTTGCGAAATACAACCCGAGTTCGCATTCATTGAAAACAGTCCAATGCTCATTACTCGTGGGCTCGACAGAATCCTCTGTGATCTTGCCCAAATGGGGTTTGATGCTCAATGGGGAATTATTTCATGCGCCGATATTGGTGGAGTTCATAAACGAGAACGCACCTGGATTGTCGCTACCAACTCTTGGAGCAAACGAGGGAAAGGGTTCATCCAAAAACAGGTATCGAGGGTCAAAGGATTTCCGTGGGGCCAAGATGTGCGAAGCATTGAGGATTTGCGAAACAGATCCGACTTACCTCAACCCTTACTTTGCAGAATTAACCATGAAGTGGCCTTTGGGGTGGACAGACTTAAAGCCATTGGCAACGGACAGTTTCCAGAAGTGGCTAGAAGCGCATTCAGAATCTTAGGGGGTGCAGCGTGAAAGCAATAAAACGAGTTAAAGCATTCCAAAACATTTTTGACATTTTGTTATTCGCTACACATGCAACACAACCTTTCACGATGAAGGATTTGCATGACTATGTGCTAGATGCGCCCAACAACACTATCCAGTGCTATGTGCAGGAATTAATTAAAAGCGGCTACTTGGAAAAGGACTCATACGCAACTTACAAAGCAACTCAGTTTGCAAAGGACTTGCTGAATGTTAAAGGGGAGCTGAAAGCATGATCGAATTTGTAGATTACACATCAATGATGAAGCTCCGCAGAGATTACAACCTTGGCACTCGCAATAAAGAAACAAGAGCAGCAGCGAACCTATACGAGAAATTAAGAAAGCTGAAAATGCTAGACCAGCTTAAGCAGGAAGCCATGACTAAACGTTACAAGGAGGCGGTATGAAACCAGAACAGTTTATTCGTGAGTACGGGGTGGAGAAGGCGAGAGAGGTTGTTGAGGGGGCGCCAGAGTCAGCATCTTTGGTCTTTTATTACTTTGATGAGGTTAATGATGAATTGCTAGGACCAGAATACTACAGAGACAACGGTTCCCAGCATTTCAATAAAGAAAATAATTCATGGGGGTTTTGTTTAGACCCGCAAATCATAGTAACGGAACCGCATGATGCACTAGTGAGTGTTGAGGACCTCAAGCGTCTCGTTGAGAGTGTTGAACTGGTTGAAGTATGTGGAGGACTTGTTGAAGCAAAAAAGAAAATGAATAGTGAATCCCTTCGTTCTGCAACGATTGAGTATGTTTTATATAAAGCCATCCGCGACCACGAATCAATATACGGAGGCGGGGATGCTTGAAACTATAGTGATTTGGTTTGTTGAGCTGTTAACTGAACTAGCTTTAATTGTTATTTCACCACTTCTCGCACTCAACTGGTTGTTATGCAGATTGATTGGTCGAAATTACCAATTAGATTGCAAATTGAAAGCGCCATTGATTGGAAAAGGAGCCAGCCATGAGTGAGTTTAAAGTCGGGGATAAGGTTGTATTTAAATACGAGTCAATGCCTAAAGATCTAATGACTATTGAGTATGTCTCATTAGATGGTTCTTGTGTTGATGTAATTGAAAGCCAATATCCATTGTTAGCAGAAACATTAAGTTTTGCGCGTAAAGAAGAAATCGCAGCAGGCCACCGCATTGACTGCGAAACCCTAGACCACGAAGAAAACCACATCAGCCCACATTGCAAATCGAGGGATGTTTGAGATGGATGACAGAAACCTAGAGCTAGAAGCAAAGTTTGATGAATGGTGGGAAGAAAACTACATGAATGTTTCAGCAGATAGAACTGAAGCATTCGAAATTTATTCATTAGGCATTAAACACCAACAAGCGAAAGTGGAGGAGCTGCAACGCAGAAATCAGATGCTTAACGACAACATAAAAGAGCAAGGTCAAAAGCTCGTTTATCAAAACGAAGTGATTGAAACACAAGCTGAAAAACTGCTTGGTTTAAGAGATGAGAAAGCAGAGCTGCAAAAGCGGGTGAAATTCCTTGAGCAAGAATTAGGTGCATGGAAAGGGAAATCAATAGCAGCAATGGTAAATGGCATGTGTAAACAATGTGGCAAAGAACCATTGCAGGCAATAGTTTCTGATAAAGAGGGTTATGCACTTCTACATTGTTTTGGATGTGGCGCAGACAAGTATGAATTGATTGGAGAACAAGCGCTCAAGGGGGAAGGATGAAAGCAATCAAGATTCCATGTGAGCACGACTTGCTAAGCAAGAACGACGAAATATGGGCTAATGCTGTGAAGCGCTGTAAGGGTGGAAGCCCTTACTGTGGCGCAGACGGTTATTGTCATGCAGGCGGCACTTGCTTTGCTGACCAAGAACTAACAAGAGAGCAAGCAATCTTAGAAGTAGATCGCCTAGCTCAAGAATTACATAACTCAAAGATTGAAAACGACAAGTTAAGAAATGCAGCTAGTCAGCTTGTTAATCAACTTGAATTGGCGAAAGAGCAGAACCTAAAGAACGGTAATGATCAGAGAGTATTTGCTTTGAAGTTCTGTATCCATGAAATCAAGAAAGCGATGGGGTGACCAATGACCACATTCAAAGAGGCTCAAATCATCATTGGCATCGATCCTGACTTGGAAAAGTCGGGAGTTGCCATTCTAGGGAATGATCTTCAACTCAAAAATCTAACTTTTCCTGAAACTGTTGAGCTATTCAGAAATGAACAGGACAGCATCAAAAAGGTTGTGATCGAAGCAGGCTGGGAAAATAAGAAAGCAAACTTCAGAGTAGGTGGTGGTCACTCAAAACAAGTGAACGAGCAGATTGCTAGACGCGTTGGGATGAACCATGCAACAGGCATCTTGTTAGCAGAAATAGCACAGGCTTTAGGCTTAGCAGTCTTACTGGTGAAGCCTACTAAATCAAAACTCAATGCAGAGCAGTTTAACAAGATTACAGGTTGGCAAGGGCGTACGAATCAAGAGCAGCGTGACGCAGGCATGTTGATCTGGGGAATGCAAGGGAAGAAGGTGGCGTGATGGTCTTTTACGAAGTTGGGACATATGAACAATATGAAGAAGGTTTTCATGCTTTCTTTCGCACTCGATATGAAGATAAAGCTGAACAAGTCAAAGCATGGGCAGAGGAGTACCAAGCTAAGACACCTGAATGGCCTACAGGTGAGACTGATGAAAAGCAGATTCAATATATGGATCTTGTTCGAAAAATTGATGATGAATTTGCGGAACTGATCGGTAAGAAGTTCCCAATCTCAAACTATTCAAAAGACATGTACTCAATACTTATAAACAAAGCAGAATTAGACGATTAGGGTGATGGTATGAATGCAGTAGCAGTTGAGAAGTTTGAACGTTTTGAATGGTTGACTCATGGTTTAACTGCGAGTTCACCAAGTATTGAGCCAGTGGTCCGCGGAACAGGAGAGAAACCATTGAACTATCAAGACCGCTTGGGTGCTATTGCTTCAATGGATACCCAGTTAGCAAAGTCAGTCACAGCACTGATTGTGTTTGAAGGCAAGTCACAAAGTGATTATGAGTATGTACGTAATCATTTGGCGAAGATCATGATTCAAAATGCCGCAGTTGATAAGAAGCGAGAGCCTGAACATGTCGCTATATATCACCTAGCATGGTTGATTGCTCGCCTAGTATTAGACTTCGCATTAAATCCAGAGTTAGAAGAACATTACACAGCTAAAGGGCGCTTGGCTTATGCAGGGCTTAAGAGTCATCAGATGAATGTAGAGTGCTACCGCAAGACATGGAAGCCATACGAAAACCTAATGACTATGGCAATTGAGTCGGCAATTGATGAGGCAGGCAAAGCAGTTGAAGCCTACAAAAGAAATACTTACAAAGATATGAAAGCGTAGGTATTCCATTATTGCGGAAACAAGAGTATAGTTTTTATATACTGGTCGTATTACGGATTTCCGAAGACCAATACATCAAAGCTCACTTAATCGTGGGCTTTTTTATTGCCTATCGAAAAGTGAGAAGAAGAATGTCAGACGAACAAAAACTTGAAAAAGAACTTCAGGATAAAGGCTTGAATGCTCCACGATTAACACCTGAACATATAGATTCAAAAATTAAAGCTGTCCGCTTTATCAATGGTGATGTGGTGCCAGACTATTTTGCAGATGATTATAAAAATGATTGTGGAGCAAGTTGTTTAACTATTTGTATTCTGTCTTTAGAAAATGGTTTTACTGTTACAGGCGAGAGCGCATGTGTAAGTCCTGAAAACTTTGATGAGAAAATTGGACGGGAGGTGGCTTATAAAAATGCCTATGAAAAAATTTGGCAATTAGAAGGCTATCTATTGAAAGAAAAGCTCTATCAGGCCAAGTTGGATAAAAATTTCTAAATCTTTCGCTACGTTTCCTTTGCTGATTAGTTTTATCTCGCGGGAGGTGCTTTGTTGGGGCACCTCTCAATTTTGCCGAACGGATTACGGCGCATGAAGCCCTGCCAAATACTAGATATTGGCGGGGCTTTTATTTTTCGGGGGATATATGACAGATATTGTTGAAGCGAAAAAGAATCTTGATAAATACTCAGAAGAGCTAAGCCGCTATCAGAATTTGTCACGCACTGGGTTAAGTCGTGAAGAGATGCTTGTCATAGATCGAATCATTATTCGACTAAGAAACAAGATTAATAATTTACGGTCCATGTTAAATGCGTGACGCCAAACGATTAGCCGAAGTTCGCAAATTGCCATGCATGAGATGTGGTGCACCAGCACCAAGCCAAGCCGCGCACTCTAATTCAAGCAAAGACGGTAAAGGCAGATCTATTAAGGCTTGCGACTCTAAAACTGTTTCTTTGTGTTTTTCCTGCCATCATTTATTTGATACTTATCAACTAGGGAGTAGACAGGAAAGCGAAGACTTATTTAATAAATGGCTTAAGCGAACCAACGCAATGCTTGAGTCAGAACAAGATTTATTTTGACTTATAAATAACCCAAACAAACCCATTAAAAGCGGTGGGTTTAATTGGGTTTTATCCGGAGCCGAGAGGCTATTTTTTTGTGTCTATAGAAAGGTAAAGCAATGAAAATAAAATTCTTGGCTATTGGCTTGATGTGCACAATGGCAATGGTTGGTTGTTCTCGTGATGCTCAAGTTGCATCTAAGAACTTGTCGTATGCGGCTGATAATTTTGAGTTAGATCGTAGAGTGGTTTTTTATAATGGGATCACCGGTGAATACATTTTAACAATTGAGGGTAAGTGTTCTTTTGATGCTGTCAGTGAGCGCAAGGTCGATGTGACCTGCAAAACTGGTGAGTCTGAATTTAAGAAACATTCATTAGGTATATCTGACAATGTAACTTATTTTTCTGAACAACTAACAAGTAAAGGTGTTAGCGCGTACCACTACAAGGTAGCTTTTAAACCACAATCAATAATTCCTGATGTTGATCTGAAAGTGAATTAATTCCATCGAATTCGAGGGAATTAATTTTGGAGGGAATATGGAACCAGCAACATTCCCAATCAATAGTTATTCAGGAATTGTTCAGGTAATTAACTATCTGAACAATAACCACTCCAAAGCAGCCGCAGAAGGTAAACCTTTAGTCGTTAGAATCAACCAGAAGGAAGACGACAGGAGCGCCGCACAAAATCGGCTTTACTGGGCTTGGCTTGAACAGATCAGGCAAAAGACCGGTAATTCAAAGGATGACCTTCATTTACTTTTTAAGAAAAAGTTTCTTGCAAGGATCTATGTTGAAGGTCGGCAAGAGACTGCAGAAAAGTACATGGCTTTGCAGAACTTTAAAGATGTTATTCAAGCATTCGATGGACCTAAGCGCCGTCAACTTGAAAAGGATTACCAAGTTTTGGTCAATACCTTCATTAAAGACCATCTGCAAAGCAAGAAGGCCACCATTAAAGAATTCACCAAATATCTGGATAAGATCAACATCTATGCACATAGAGACTTGGGCGTGATGTTGATTATCCCGGATGACCTTAAGTGGTGTTATCAAAATGAGCAATGATTCAAATTTGCAAGACGTGGTGCTTAAGCTGATAGAGCAAACAAACAAGCTTATTGACCAAAACAATAAGCTGACTGATCACAACAATAGACTGATCGAACAGAATAGCTTACTCGTTCAAATCAATGCAGAACAATCCGCTCAGTTATCCGAAGTTCTATTAATGCTTGAAGATAGTGAACCGGCACAACGGTCAGGATCACTAGATGGGTGATGTTATGAGCACAAGTGAATGTATTAGCTTTCAAGAGGCAGTAGAGATTGGGCTTCAGAAAGCAGCGGATAGTGAAAGAATAAAGGCTGAGGTTCAAAGCATTTTACAAGAGTTGAATTCAGTAGCTGCAAAAGCAACTAACAGAAATTTCATTTTATTTGATTTGTCTGAACCGGAAGTTAAACAACTGTCACCTCTTAAATTTGACTTCAATAACTATAGCTTTCCTATCGCCGTAAGGTGTGGAGCATTAGAAGTTGAATGCAATAGCATTTGTGAACTTGTTGAGTCAATAAAGCAATTTCTAAGATCAGCCTATTTTGGTGACTTTATAAGGATGAATATCAATGCCTAGAATTGTATCGGTTATACCGCCTAAAGATGACTCCAACATTACTAAAGCACAGGGTACAAAAATATTGCTTGATAATGGCGAGTACCTACGATGTGTCCACAAAATCACTTTAGTAGCAGAAGCTGATTCGCCGTGGAAAGCAATCATTGAAGTGTACCCATCTAATCAAGAGCAAATTAATGCATTGCTTGCAGATGTTGAGGTTATTAAACGTGACCAAGAATACAACCGCTTGGATGAGATTGAAAAGGAAATCCAGCAACTACAAGACGAGAAGGTGCTCATTGAACGCAAACACCGTCCAGAAGTAACAGGGCTTTCAATAGCTGGTGTAGCGAATGTACCAATGGAAGGGACTTTCTTGGTTGATAAAGGTGAGAGAGTTTTAAAGCCGCCTAAGAACGATGCTTTAACGGAGTTCCTTAAAAACAACCCTTCTCATTCAACAATCATTCCACCAGTAACAGGGCTGGTGAAAGATGAACAGGGTATTGTTCGCACCGTTCCAGATTCCAAAGGTGAGCAAGATGATTCAGAAGAGCATTATTAATAATCGCTTGGGGTTTTATGGATTAGATGGTCTTGAACAGCCGCATTTAATTATTGAGCCAGAAACTCCAGAAGTCCAGCGTAAACAATTGGAACTCCGTTTAGTTAGATTGATCCAAGAATATCAACGCAAGGGTTTAGATATCGATTGGATATCAATTGACTTACTTAATGGTGTAGATGCGCGAGTAAACTTAAATGAAACTCCAAACATTCAAGAACAAGTTGCAGACGCTAAAGGCACCCGCACAAACCCAGAAGAATCCTAAACAAAACAATTGGGGTTCTGGTCGAGGTGGCCGTCCGTGGCGCCGTCTTAAAGCTAAGATCCATTTACGTGATGAGTGGACCTGTCAATGTTGTGGCATCGTCACTAAAGACTTAGAGCTTGACCATATTGTGAATGTGGCAAGAGGTGGCAATGATGATGAATCAAATCTACAGAGCTTGTGTGTGCCTTGTCATAGAGAGAAGACGTTGAAGGAGAGTAGGTTATGAATAGTGAAGAACTCTTAGAGCAACTTGAATCAGTTGCTAATTTCATGCGTGGTATGCAGTTTGATACTCGTTTGCCTAGTGATGCAAGAGAAGCGTTGCGTGAACGTGCAATGGATTTAGATGACTTGGTTGAAAAGTATCAAGAAAATTAAATATTTCTGCAAAATTCCACGGGGGGAGGTAAAAAGTTTTTTTAGAAAATTCTACGGACACCGCCCCCCATCTCATTTATAAAAAAATTTCCCTCTCAGAAAAAGTTAAAGCAAAAAGTTAAAATCAAGTTAAAGGTAGAGCAATGGCATTAACAGAGAAAATGAAAAAGTTTGCTCGCGCCATTGTTGATGGTGCAACAAACAAAGAAGCTGCTATTTCAGCAGGTTACGAAGAAAAGACTGCTTCACAGCAGGGTTCAAAATTAAGAAATAATTCTGAGATTATTGTCTACATTGAAAAGTTAAAGGCTGAAAAAGAAGGCCGAACTTTAACTCCTGAGAAACCAAAAGTTAAAACTGAAAATAGTGGTGAATATGACAATCCTTTGAATGACGACGACTATGCAAAGGATGACCCACTTCAATTTCTAATCGATGTCATGAACAAAAGTGACGACATGTTCTTGCGCTTCAATGCAGCGAAAGCAGCCCTTCCATACGTCCACGGCAAAGTGGCCGAAAAGGGCAAGAAAGAAACCAAAGAGGATGCTGCTAAAGCTGCAACAAAATCAGGCAAGTTTGGCACTTTGAATAACCAATTACCTAGTTGAGGTGAATATATGTTTGGAATGTTAGAAAGTTTGACCAAGGCAGCAGTTTCTGTGGCTGTCGCTCCTGTAACTGCTGTAGTTGATGCAGTAATGATTCCTATTGATGTAAGTGAAGATGGTGAAGTTTTTCAAAGAACTAAATCAACCCTTAACAATGCAGCAGAAAACTTTAGCGATGCTGTGAAGCCAGAGAACAAAAAATAATTATGCCGCCTTCGGGCGGTTTCTTATTTGATAGCCAATTGTAATGTCTACAGTGTTGCGCAGCATGGGGATGGACACACCCTCAGTTGGCTATCAAATAGGTTGTATATCAAGGTAAATTTATGACCGCAATGCTTCCAGAATGGACAACCGCTTGCCCAGACTGGGAGGAGCGTATTGTTGCTAAACAGTCGCTCATGCCTTGTGAGCCATTATTTCCACAAGTTGCTGATGTTGCTGAGCGCATATTTAAAGAACTGATTCTTGTTGATGTGATGGGCAGCCCTAAAATGGGCGATGTCACATTGGATTGGGTAATTGAGTTTGTCCGAGCAATCTTTGGCTCATACAATCCAAATACAAAGCGTCGATTAATTCGTGAGTTCTTTCTTCTAATTTCTAAGAAGAATACCAAGTCCACGATTGCGGCAGGTGTGATGCTTGTTGCTTTACTTTTGAATGACCGCCTTTCTGCTGAACTGATTATCTTAGCGCCTACAAAAGAGGTTGCAGACAACAGCTTTAACCCAATTCGTGACTTTATCCGCGCCGATGAAGAACTTAGTGCACTGATCAATGTATCTGAGCACACAAAAACAGTTACGCATCTAGGTACCGGAGCAACACTTAAAGTTATTGCAGCAGAATCTAACGCCGCAGCAGGTAAAAAGGCCTCGATCATTTTGATTGATGAGGTTTGGCTCTTTGGTAAGCGTGCGAATGCGGAATCAATGTTTCGTGAAGCAAAGGGTGGTTTAGCATCACGTCCAGAAGGCTGTGTAATTTATCTGTCTACCATGTCGGATGAAGTGCCATGTGGTGTATTTAAACAGCTTTTAGATTATGCCCGTGATGTGCGTGATGGGATCAAAGAAGATAAGGCCTTTCTTCCTCTTATCTATGAGTTCCCAAAATATCTAGTTGAAGCAGGTGAGCACTTAAAGCCTGAGAACTTCTATATCACAAACCCAAACTTGGGTGCATCGGTTGACCTTGAATATCTAATTTCGGAATTTAACAAAGTTAAAGATGCTGGTGAAGAATCTCTTAGAGACTTCTTGGCTAAGCACTTAAACATCGAAATCGGCATGAACTTACGTGCTAACCGATGGGCAGGTGCTGAGTATTGGAATAAGCAAAAGCACGTTTTTGGGTTGGACCACATCATTGAGCAATCAGAACTTATAACTATTGGTATCGATGGTGGTGGTTTAGATGACTTGCTCGGATTAGCGGTTTTAGGTCGATTAAAGAAGGACCCACGCATTTGGTGGTTATGGAATCATGCATGGGCAAATAAGATTGCTTTAGAACGTCGCAAAGAAAACGTTCCCAAATATGAAGACTTCAAGTCTGAGGGTTCTCTTACCGTTGTTGATCGTGTAGGCGAGGACATTGACCAACTGGCAGCAATTGCCAAGAAGGTTTATGACAGTGGCAAGCTCAATAAGATCGGACTAGATCCATTGGGCTTAGGTGGCCTTTTAGATGGCTTGCTTGAGGCAGGCATTCCAGAGGAAAGTATGTTTGCAGTGCCACAAGGCTACAAGCTCATGTCTTACATCCTTACCACTGAGCGCAAATTAGCTGAAGGAAATCTCTACCATGCTGGACAACAGCTAATGACTTGGGCAGCAGGTAATGCCCGTGTCGTGATGGTTGGTAATGGTATGCGAATCACTAAACAGGAATCTGGTGTAGGGAAGATTGACCCATTAATTGCCACATTTAACGCAGTTGCTTTAATGAGCCTTAATCCAGTTGCCAAGAATTTAGACATTGATGATTATTTAGAGGACGTCGTGATAGCATGAGCGATTTACAAGACACGGGTTTTTGGACTCGTTTCTGGTCACGATTGACTGGAAGAACTCAATTAAAAAAAGGGGACACTTCATATCCTTTTGATAGTTATATTTCGTCAGGTGGTGCAGTTGTAACGCCTGAGACTGCTTTAAAACTGTCAGCGGTTTGGGCGTGTGTGAAATTACGTGCTGAAACTATCTCAACACTGCCTCTTCAACTTTATGATAGTGAAAAGCGTATAGCTGTTGACCATTATCTTTATCGTATTTTGCATGATTCGCCGAATGCTGACATGTGTGCTAGTGAGTTTTGGCAGGTACAAAGCGCTTGTTTAGACTTGTGGGGGAACTCATTCAACCTAATCACAAAGCGGTCAAATGGCGAAGTGATAGCCCTAGAGCCACTTTTTCCAAGTGAAATGATTGTAAAGCGCAATAAATCAGGTTCAATTGAGTTTCATTACACTGAGAACGGCAAGACCACAATTTATTCTGAAGACAAGATCCTCCACTTTAAAGGATTCACTTTAGATGGGCTTGTTGGATTATCTGCTATCCAATTCTTTGCACAAACCATTGGTATGCAATTTGATGCTAATAACCAAGCACAAGATTGGTTCAAAAATGGCTTAAAAGTTGGTGGATTCCTTGAAACAGGTGAGCAAACACTAACTAAAGAACAACGTCAAAGAATGCGAAACAACTTAGCTGAGTTTAGCCGCCCTGAAAATGCAGGAAAGTACATGGTACTTGAGGCTGGCATGAAGGTTTCAGGTGCAAGCAGTATCCGTATTAATCCTGTTGATGCTCAGTTATTGGAGTCACGATACTTTGGTATTGAAGAAATCTGCCGTGCTTTTGGGGTTCCACCTCAGTTAATTGGGCACACTAATAAGGCTAGTTCATGGGCGTCAAGTCTAGAACAAACCAATCAGGGCTTTTTGACTTATGCACTTAACCCTCAATTAGTGCGCTATGAGCAAACAATCGCTCGCAAGCTACTTTTGCCTCAAGACAAATACAAATACCGTCCTAAATTCTCGGTAGATGGTTTGCTGCGCTCTGACGTAGCTAAGCGTGGTGATTTCTACGTAAAAATGACGCAGAACGGTTTAATGACGAGAAATGAAGCGCGAGAGTTGGAGGATTTGCCAGCATCCACAGATCCAGCGGCCGATAAACTCACGGTACAAATGCAGATGGTGCCACTTGGAGAAAATCAGGGGAATCCTCAATGACTAGAAAAAGTTTTAATTTAGAGATCAAAGCCGTCCAAGAGGACGGTTTTTTTTCGGGCTATGGTGCCGTATTTGGAAATATTGATTGGTATAACGACGTAATTTTGCCGGGTGCATTTACAGCATCCATCGCCAAATGGCGCGCCAAAAATAAGATGCCGCCTGTTCTTTGGAACCATAACGATAGTGAACCTATTGGTGTCTACACAAACATCTATGAAGACGAAAAAGGCCTTTATGTTGAAGGCAAGTTACTTATAGATGACGTCCCAAGAGCCAAGTCTACTCATGCACTTTTAAAGGCTGGCGCTATAGACGGCCTAAGCATTGGCTACTCAACCAAAAAGGCTAATCAACAGACAAATGGCGTTCGCGAATTGGTTGAAGTTGACCTTAGCGAAATCTCGATTGTCACTCAGCCTGCAAATGAGCGCAGCCTCATCACTTCCGTTAAGTCCAAATTAGATGATGGCGAACTGCCAACATTACCAGAATTTGAAAAATTCTTGAGAGAGTCAGGATTTTCAAAAAACCAAGCTACTGCAATCGCTAGCAAAGGCTTGCGTTCTCTTCTGAGCGAGTCAGAGGAAGAAACCAAAGAAGCGAAATCAATTTCTAATGCTTTAAATATTTTAAAAGGAGTCAGCAATGTCTGAACAAAACCTAGAACAACTCGCTCAAGAGTTTAAGAAACACGTAGACACCGTTAAGGGTATTGCCGAAGAGTTTAAAGGCAAGCGTGAACATGGCGACAAAATTTCAGAAGATGCAAAAAACAAAGCAGATGAAGCCATTACCAAATGTAATGAGACTAAAGCTCGTTTAGATGAGCTAGAGCAAAAAATGGCGCGTCGACCAAATGACCAGCCTACTGAGCAAAAATCTTTAGGACGTCAATTTGTTGAATCTGAGCAATTTAAATCCCTCGTTGGATCAGCAGGTCAACGTGGTAAAGCTAACTTAGAAATTAAAGCCACCATTACCTCTGCAACTACGGATACGGCAGGGGCAGCAGGCGACTTGGTCCAAACTACACGAATTCCGGGGATTATTGCTCCACCTGACCGAAAGCTAACAATTCGCGACCTTCTAATGCAGGGCCGTATGGATGGAAATGCACTTGAATACGTGCGTGAGACTGGCTTTACAAATGGCGCTGGTATGGTAGCTGAAGGAACTAAAAAGCCTGAGTCTGACCTTAAGTTTGACCTTGTAAGTACAACTGCCAAAGTTATCGCACATTATATGAAAGCTTCGCGTCAGATCCTTGATGATGCTTCACAATTGCAGTCATACATTGATGGCCGTTTGCGTTATGGATTGGCTTTCAAAGAAGAGCAGCAAATTCTTAATGGTGACGGTACTGGTCAGAACTTACTTGGGATTATTCCTCAAGCGACTGCTTATGTTCGTCCTACAGGTGTAACACCATCACAAGAAACGATCATTGATACTTTGCGTTATGCAATGCTCCAAGCGATTCTTGCTGAATATCCTGCAAGTGGCCATGTTCTTAACCCGATTGACTGGGCAAGCATTGAAACTCTGAAAGACACAACTGGTCAATACATTATTGGTAATCCACAAGGTACATTAAACCCTACTTTATGGGGCCTTCCAGTTGTAGAAACTCAAGCAATCACAGCAGGTAAGTTCTTGACTGGTGCATTCTCAATGGGTGCTCAGATTTTCGACCGTTGGTTATCACGTGTTGAAGTTGCAACAGAGAACGAAGATGACTTTGTTAAGAACTTGGTCACAATCCTTGCCGAAGAACGTCTAGCTTTAGCTGTTTATCGTCCAGAGGCATTTGTATATGGCGACTTAAAACCTGTTGTTACATCTTAATTGGATAGGGGTGAAAGCCCCTTTCTTTTAGGAGATTGAAATGAAGTATGAAGTTAAGCGTGAACATTTTGGCGATCAGTTTTATAAAACTGGTGACACTCGCGAGGCTGATCCAGCAACAGTAAAACATTTGCTAGATAAAGGCGTTTTGGCAGAACCACAAGAAGAAAAGAGGCCAGTTAAAATCACAAAACAGGTGAAATCAGAATGATCACACTCGAACGAGCTAAGTTGCAATGTCGAGTTGATCACGATGATGAGGATGTGCTTTTTCTTGAATGGATAGCTCAAGCCGATGAAGAAATAGCGATCGACATCGACCGAAAAATTATTTCAAATGAGTCAGAAAGAACTTCTGAAACGGACATTGTGGACTGCAAGAAGTTAGATAATGCCCGGTTGATATTTATTGAGTATAAGTACAGCCGAAGTCTAGAAGGAAAACCTCAAGCATATTGGGATATTTTGCAGCCTATTAGAGAAATGGGGGTCTAATATGCCCAGCATTACTCCAAAATTGAAGCACCGCATCACCATTCAAAAGCCCATACAAACCCAAGACCAAAAGACAGGAAAATTAATCACCTCATGGTCTAATTTTGCAACAATTTGGGCGGAAGTTACTGACCTTTCAACAAGGGATGTTATTGCGGCCAAAGCAGCCAATAGCTCGATACAGGCCCGTGCTAAGGTGCGATATAGCAGCACAACAAAACAAGTTGATAGCACAATGCGGGTACTTTTTGATGGGTACTTTTACAAGATTGATGGTAACCCTATGCGAGATCCCGACTCACGCCGTGAGTATTTAACCATCAACTTATCTACAGGCGAAAAAGCATGGAATGGGTAAATTATGACAACTCAAATACATGGCTTGGAGCCTACATTAAGACGAATGCGGGCAATTGGTAATGACAAGACTGTAAAACGTATTGCCCGTAAAGCGATGCGGCAGGCAATGAACATTGCAAGAGATGCAGCCCGTCAAAAAGCTAAACGTTTAGATGATCCCACCACTCCTGAAAAAATCTGGAAAGAAATTGTTGTTCAAAATGGCCGGAGTAGAAATAAAAACACTTTGGTTATGCGCGTGGGAGTGCGTGGTGGTGCACGTATCCCATATACAAACAATGCTCAAAATAGACGTGCTGGGCGTGTTGGTCAAACTTATCAAACTGATGGCCGAGTCTTTTACTGGCGATTCCTTGAGTTGGGTACAAGTAGACAACCCGCAACACCATTTTTAAGACCAGCGCTTTACGAAAACATTGAACAGATAACAGATAAGTTTGTTCAAGTGTTTAATTTTGAACTCAGTGTGGTTTTAGGTGCAGCTTAATGATTGATGTTCCAATTTTTAAATTAGCCAGAGCAGATCCAGCGGTTAAGGCTCTACTTGAAAGCGATGGAATTTTGCGAGTCTGGAAGTTTGGAAGTGCTCCAGATGAGCCACAAGCGCCATATGTGACATGGCAAACAATTTCTGGTGATTCTAATAGCAATCTTGATTCACGCCCTGTTTCAGACAATGCAATTATTCAAATTGATGTATATGCAACTGATGAGGATGTTGTTGATCAGGTTGCGAAAGCAATTCGCTTTGCAATTGAACTTGATTGTTATGTGGTTCGTTATGGCGAGGCAGATAAGGACCCCGTAACAGGAATGTCCCACTATTCTTTTGATGTTAGCTGGATCGTAAACCGCTAAAAAATTTACTTCTAAATAAACCTGTCCTTAGCGGCAGGTTTTTTATGCCTGCTCTCAGGCAACCACTGGCTAGGCTGATCCCCGAAAAGCACACTTTTCATGTTCAGTGTGCCTGCCAGTTCTTTTATTTGAACATGAGCAAGTAAGAGGAAATCTTATGAACATGATGACGACATTGAATTTACGAGCTTTGGTTACCAATGATAATGGCGAAGCCAAAACCACGAGCTATGCAGTAGCTGAGGCATTTGAAAAACGACATTCTGATGTACTTAGATCAATAAAAAATATGAAGTGCTCACAGAAGTTCCGTGAACGCAATTTTGCGCTTTGCTTTGAAAACAACAAGTTACAGAATGGAAAGCCTAGAAAGTTCTATCAAATGACTAAAGATGGATGGATGTTTTTAGTTATGGGCTTCAATGGTGAAAAAGCCGATGCGATTAAAGAGCAGTTTATTGAAGCCTTTAACTGGATGACAAAGCAACTTACACAGGTATTTCAATCAAATTGGGCTAGATACAACCATGTAGTTGGTTATCGCGCAAAGAGAAAACAGGAGGTGAGTTGTTCAGCTAAAGATATGAATGCATGGAAGCAAGAAAAGCAATTTTTAGATAACGAGATCAAAGAGCTGGAAATGGTATTTCAACCCGAAATGACAAACTTCCAGCTCCAATAGACCACTTTCACAACCCCAATGCCACCACTTCGGTGGCTTTTTTTATGCCTAAAATTAAGGAGCGCTCTTAATGGCTAATGTTAAAACTCAAAAAACACAGTTATTTACTGTGTTAAATGGTCAAGTGGTTCGTTTTGTTTGCTCTAAACGGATTGACTTGGGGCAAGATTCATTTCAAAAAATTGATGTGACTTGTCTTGATGCAGAATCAAAACAGTATGTTCGCGGTATGCGTGATCCCGGCGAAGGTGCAGTAGAAATCGATTACGATGATAAGAACACCAGTCATGACAAATTAATTGAAATTGCCGAATCTGGAGAGATTTTAGAATGGCATGTTGGTTCGGGTCATGCTGCAACGCCTCCGACCTATGATCCAACCACTGGTATTGATCTTCCTGAAGATCGTATGTGGTGGTCATTCAAGGGCTATATTAATCCTACTGCACCTAATGCATTTGAAGTCGATTCTGTAGTTGGTTATTCATTCACATTGATTCGTACTTCTGGCGTAACTGCAACTAAACGCACGGTGAATCAATAATGGCTAAGATCAGCATTACAGACTTAAAACAGAGTGTAACTACTCTAAACGTTCCAGTTAAAAAAGCCGTCAAGTGGAATGTTGAAGCGACTGAAAGTAATATTGAGTCACTTAAAAAATTGACGAAAAACAATTCATTAGAGCTTGGTGATATTGTTGAGCTTGAAGCTGATATTTTTGTTAAAAAAATGAACTTCAAGGAAAGTCGCGAGGCATCCAAGGCAATTGAATGGGATCTTAATTATGAGAATCTTGAGGATTCAAAGGTTAAGAAAATCGACTCAACTCACATGCAAGCTGCTCAATTACTTGGTTCAATTTGCTCAGATCAAAAGGGAACACCTTTTTTCTCAAGTGTTAATGACATCTATAAAGCAGAGCCTAGTTTAATAAATGCTATGTATGCTGCTGCTGATGAAGTTAATAATTTTTTGGGAAAGTCTCGGAAGAAGAGCTTGCAGACAGAGAACTCCTCATTGAACTCGTCCTCAACGGAATCGGCGGAAACACCTTAGAAGAAGCTGAACAAAAACTTTCACATAAAGAGTTGATGGAATGGAGAGCCTATCGTCAAAAATATGGCTCTCTTTTCTTTGGTCGCCGTTTAGAGCAAAGCTTTGGAAGCTGGATGGCACATTACACAGGCTTCAAAGTTAAAGAGGGAACAAAAGTAGACCCTTATATATTTATGCCTCATGAAACGCCACCAGACGATGACAATTCATTGTCATTAGAGGGATATCTAGAAAGGTTCCATAGTAACTAGCCCTGCCATAAGGTGGGGCATGTGACATTTACATACCGTTTTGCTAAATTGATTAAAATTTAAAAAACGGTGTGTTTATGAAAAAAATTGTTTTATTGGGTTTAATTTGCCTACCTGTTTTAACAATTGCAAATACGACTCCATCCATTAAAACTTCGGAAGATTGCAAGTTAAGAGGATTTAATTTACTTGCTTATGATGCGAATTTCAAAGGGGCATTTGATTTCAAGCTAATGGAATTTGGAGGCATGAAGTCAACAGATTTTGATGTTGATAGCTGTATTGGTAAGAATAATGTCGCAAATGGTATTTTAACTGCCGAATATGCTCAAAATAAAAATAAAATTGTTGGGCAGCATTTGAAGAGTTTCGTTGCATTTGATCCTAAAAACAAAGAGATTCTTGTGGCTTTAATAGATGAAGAATCGAAGAGTTATATAATTGGCAATAAAACACCCAATCTAATTTCTGCATTAAAATCATCATTTAGCTCAAATGATATTTTTAAAAAAATAGATTTAACATCAACATTAACTTTTTCAAATTTTAATGAAATTAATGAAACAGATAAAAGTAATGTTGAAGAGTCTCAAGCCATTGAAAAGAGAATTGAAGAAAATAAAAGACTTTTTAGCATTGCTTCTGCAAATCTTAAAAAATCAAACCCAAAGGATTTGATTTATAAAAATTCTACCTATCAAGGTTTACTCAAAGATGGAGAAAGTAAGAACTCAAAAATTACAATTACTGCGATTTTAGATAAAAATATAAATGTTCCACTTTCTAAAAAGGATATCTCACACAATTTATATTTCATTTCTGACTTAGCTAAAATTGGATTAAATAATCCATACTCTTTTCGTCCGAGAAGCGCATTTGTAAAACAAGAAGGTGCTTTACTTAAGATTAGTATTGAGTACACTGCACAAAATTCATATGGAGCAGATGTGGTAGGTAATGAGTACAAAATTTTATTTTTAGGAAAAGATGGGAATTACCATACCGAAAGATGACAAAAAGCACCCTAAGGTGCTTTTTTTAATAATGACCTTCTAATCCATCGATTCTTTTGTCTTGTTCATTTTGATATCTCTCAAAATATTCTATTTGTTCTTCCAATTCTATAATACGGTCAGAAAGATCATTAAGTTTTAATAATTCTTTAAGAATTGATTGCGCCCATTTTTCCAATTTTTCGGGGTCATTTATATTTTTTGGACTTGTTGGTTCTGGCAAGTTATCAAGCTCAAATGTTTTCTCAAGCCTTAACTGAGCTTCTGCATTAATTGATCTACTATTCTTTTTTGCTGCCTCAACAATTTGCTGTTTTAGCTCAGCAGGTATCCTAAGATTAAACTGAACATCTTCAGACATTTTATTACCTAACATTTGATAGCATTTGTTAGCAAGTATATTGACACAAGGTAAAATGATTTGCTATGTTAGCAATTGTTAGCTTGTGCTAACATTTCTTGGAGGTAGAAATGGCAAGATCAGACCCTCAAGTAAACTTTCGTTTACCTGAACATACATTGGAGCGATTTAAGGAGGAAACTCAAAAGGATCGTAGAACTCTAACAGCTCAACTTACTATGATAATTGAAGAGTGGTTAGTTAAGAGAGCATCAAAAGAAGCTGAATCATGAAAATGATAGACAAGAAAAAAGCAGACATCCGCCAAGATCAATCTGCTTTTTGTTTAACCCACACAAAGGAATTAAACCTATGACAAGTTTAGCACAAAACTTTTTAAACCCAAACAATAAGCCTCTAGTTATTGGTGACTTTACGATTCGCCAAGATGAAGAAGGTCGTTTTATGTTGGGTGATCTTCATAAAGCAAGTGGGCACAACCAAAAGCACCAGCCAGCTTTCTTTTTAAGAAACCAACAAACTAAAGATTTAATTGCAGAAATTGAGGCATCTGCAAATTTGCAGACCTCTTCAGAGAACCACTCTGCAAATTTGCATAGTGCTGTAAAAGTAATCAATGGTGGTGACAACAGAGGAACATATGTTGTTAAGGAACTAGTTTATGCATATGCAATGTGGATTAGCCCTAAATTCCACTTAATGGTAATTCGTGCTTACGATTCACTTGTTATGGAATGGCTATTAAATGGTAAGCAAACAATTTCACCAGAGCAGGCAGGAGTTCTCTACAACATTGTTCATACACGAGCGAATGGTAATAAGAACTTAATTGTTCAAATGTGGAGTCGTTTAAAGAATCATTTTAAATACTCAGCAAGTTACCGTGAATTACGTGCTATTCACTTTGAAGATGCTAAGCACTATCTAGAAGTCATGGATTTAAATGCTAAGCCTGAAAAGCATGATTCTCATGATGTTGTAGCTCAGTTAGATGAATATTTAAAAAACCTTAATAGTCGCTATCCTGCTCTAAAATGTCCATATGCATATGAAGCCGCTATGAAGATTGCAGATGACATGAGCTATCGCGATACTAATAAACCGCAAAGTTATTATGTAAGTTTCCAGAATGGGAAGATAATTACCCGATGGTTGGAAGAGCGCTTTTATCCAGTAGATATGATTGAGTTATCTGAAATCTTTGAAAAGTTTTATAAATTTTCACGAAGTAATGATCTTATGAGCATTGCTAGAAACATGAAATCGAAAATTAGCAATTAAATAGACTTACACATAACCCGACCAAGTGTCGGGTTTTTTTATGCCTGGAGAAAAGAAATGGCTACAAATTCACTTGGCAGATTAACACTGGATCTAGTGGTTCAGACGGCTAGTTTTTCAGAGCCACTAAGTAGAGCTGAACGGCAGGCGCGAACATCGAGTCAAGGGATTGCCAATTCTTTAAATATTGCAGCTATTGCTGTAAGTGCATTAAGTGGTGCGGTGGCTGGTCTTTCAGTGGCTCAACTTGTTAATTTTAGTGATCAAGTTATTCAGACTGGAAATGATATTCAAAAGTTTTCAAAACTTGCGAATGCTTCAGTGCGTGAATTTCAGTATTACGCTAAAGGGGCAGAAACTGCTGGAATTTCATTGGAATCTTTTGCAGATAAAATGAAAGACATGCAAGATCGTATAGGCGATTTCCAACAAACTGGTGGTGGGCCTTTAGCTGACTTTTTCACCAATATCGCGCCTAAAGTTGGTGTAACGATTCAACAGTTTCAAAAGCTGTCCGGTCCAGAAGCACTTCAACTATTTTATAACTCATTGGAAAAAGCTGGCGCGTCAACAAATGACATGAAGTTCTATATGGAAGCAATCATTTCTGATTCTTCTTTGTTAATTCCACTGTTAGAAAAAGGTGGTAAAGGTTTTAAAGAATGGGGCGATGCAGCTGAAAAAGCTGGCGCAATTATGACTGATGAATTGGTCGCGAATCTTTCGGAAGCTAAAAAACAGTTAATGTTGATGGATTTACAATGGCAGGGCTTAGAAAATCGCCTAATAAATAATGTAGTTCCAGCAGTCAAAATGGTTATTGATAATTGGGACGAAATAAAAGCCATTGCAATTGCTGTTTCTGCTGGTATAGCAACCCGATTTGTTCCTGCTTTGGTTGTCGCTACATATCAACTTGGGCAAACTGCTATTTTTGCAGTTCGTGCGGGCGTGGGCTTGGCAAGCTTTGCTAGATCTGCTGGTGCTACAGCTGGAGTCATGGCTTTACTTGGTGGTCCTGCTGGATTGGCAATGTTAGCAACACAAATTGCTGTAGCTGGTGGTGCATATTTATTGATGACCAAACATACTCAAGATGCAACAAGTGCATTTGAAGAGCAAGGTTTAGCACTTAGTGAACTTCGAGAAAAGTATAAAAGCTTTACCGCAGCACAGTTAGCTATAAAAGGTATTGAGGCAAGTGAGGAGGTTGAAAAACAAACCAAAGAACTAAAAAGTCTTCTTACAGCGTTAGAACAATTTGAAAACGACTTGAAAGTTCAAGGTGATATTAAGCAATTTACAGCGATTCAAGCGTACCTTGCTAGCTTAAAACAAGGTGGGGATGAAGCTAAGAATGCTTTTGCGGAGCTTCAAAAACAAGGCTTGGTTAGTGAGAGTACACTTAAGTTTGTTGCTGAATTAGATACAAAAATTAATGCTGCAAATAACTCTATAGATCGTCAAAAAGAGATCCAAAAATTAGTTAAAGATGTTACTGATGAGACAACTAAATCACAGCAAGCTCAAGCAAAAGCTGTCAAAGACTCTACTAAGGCATGGCAATCACTGACACAAAAACAACGTGAATACATTACCCAAGCTAAACAAGATGTACTTAGAGAAGGGTATATAAAGACACTTGTAAGAGAGGGGGTAAGTGTAGATAAAGCGAATGTTTATGCAGATGCACAAGTCGCAACAAATGGAGAAAATGCTTTTAAAGCACCATTGTCAAAGGATGTGCTACTTGCTGCCCGCGAGAACTTCAATCTAAAAAATTATACTTTTAGTAAAGACCAGTTGGCGGCAATTGCTCGTGCGCAAGGCATTGCAAAGACAAATAATTTTGCTCAAATCGAAAGTTTATATGGTTTGCCTGCCGGAACACTTGCTGCCTTGATTCTTCAAGAGTCTGGGGCGAATGCTGGAGCAAAAAGTCATACTGGGGCAACAGGTCTTTTCCAAACAACGAGTGTATTTAGAAAACAGTATGGTCTTAATGCCAAAAGTTCGATTGAAGAAGTTGCAACAGCAGCGGCAAAAGACTTGCAAAAACACTACCAAGATTTTGGTGATCGTGCAAAAGCCTTAATGGCCTACAATGCAGGTGCAGGTGGCTTAAGAACCTATTTGAAAGGTGGTCTATCAGATAGCAAGCGCAAAGAGGTTGCTGGTTACGTACCCGGTTTCCAAAAATGGTTCGCCGGAGTATCTGGAAAATCTACTGTAGACAATTCAATTTTAATGCCTACACAGGCAGATCAACTTGAATTAATTAATAAGGCTGCTGAATCTCAAAAAGCCATTGATGATGCTAAAAAAGATGTCGATGCTCGGTATTACACCGAAGCTCAACGACTTGCAAAAGAGCATCAAGATAATATTGAAAAGATTACCTTCGCCTATGCTGGAACACCACAGTTAAAGGAAAAATTGGCTCAAGAGAATGCTTTATATGCCGCTCAAATTGCAAAACTTGAGTCCGATAAAAAGGAGGAGTACAACCAGTACTTTGCTTTTGAAACTGATCGAATCAAGCAGATTGAACAAAACTTTGATCGACAAAAAGAGTTAATCGACTCTAATGCCGAGTATGAGTACGGGAAATCGAAAAAAGCTTTAGAGATTAAAGCTGCTCTTGAGCGTCAAAAACAAGTTGAAATTGCTGCCGTAAAACGCGAAGAAGATGCACAAATTCAGTCGGCGTTTGAGGGTTATCTAAATCAGACTGAAATTGTTGTGAAGCGTTACCAACGTGAACGTGAAGAAATACTTCAAACTTATAGTTTAAGTAAACGTGTTCGCGAAGAGATGGCAAAATCTAAGGATTATGCAATTTTTGAAACTTTAAACCAAGCTTCTGACAGCGTGTTTCAATCTGGGTTAATCTCGAGACAATCTATGTTGGAACGAGAGGACCCGATAAATGCTCAAAAATGGGCTTTACAAAATCAATATTCATCTGATTTTAGTAGCTTGAATCAATCATATAATGATGAAGTGTCTGGCATTAAATTGATTGAAAATGAGAGTGAACGTAACGCTCAATTATTGGCTGCTCGTGAACAGTTTTTGAAAGCAAAAGCAGACTTAGATAAAAAGTATGCTCAAGATGAAATGGATCTAAATAGATCACTTTACGACTCACAATTAAGTCAATTAAGCAGTTTAACGGGTCAATTATCTAGTTATTGGTCTAATATGACAGGCATTGTTAAAGATGCAGCAGGCGAACAGTCTGGCATCTATAAGGCAATGTATCTTGCTCAACAGTCATTTGCAATTGCTTCTGCCACTATTAATGCTTTTCAGGCATACAACCAGATTCTTGCAAGCCCATGGTATCTTGATGTGATTAGCAAGCAGACGGCTGCCACTTTGGTGCTAGGCATGGGAATGGCAAATGTCGGAATGATTGCAGGTCAGACTATTGCAGGTATGGCTCATAACGGTATAGACAATATCCCGCGTGAAGGCACATGGCTTTTAGATGGTGGTGAACGTGTATTAAACCCTCAACAGAACAAAGATTTGACGAATTATTTAAATAATCGTCAAAACGGGGCTAGTGAGGGCAATGTGCAAATCAGCCAACAGATTACGTTTGCTGATGGATCCGCAAGCGTCAATACACAAGGGCAAAAGCAAATTGCTGAATCTCTGAATAATGCAATGGACGCATGGGCTAGACGTGAAAGTCGTCAAGGCGGTGTCTTATTTAATCTTGTAAGACGTTAATTACCCAAGTTTAACCACTTTAACCCACTCTATGAAGTGGGTTTTTTAATGGGAGTACAAAAGTGAAAAAGTACATTATGACTTTTCTGCTTGCTTTATTGATTGCTGTAGTTTTCTACATAAGTGCAAATTTAATTGATTTTAATCTAATTGAATATGCAACGGGTTTCGTCTTTGGATTGTCATTCACCCTCATTTTTAAAAAACAATCTAAGAGTTCTAAAGCTGCAGAGCTACTAAACAAACATGTAAAAGAATGGGCAGTTCGTGAAAGTAGGCGGGCAGGTTTATTGGCTCCAGATCAAGATACGAAGGATCTAGAAAGTTGCAAAAAACGTTTTAAAGATAGTCCGGTAAGTATGAAAGTTGAGTGGTCAAAAAAAGATGAGTAATCGTAAATTCACTTGGTGCCAAGACTTAGAAGGTAATTCAGGTTCACAGAGCTTTAATACTTTGTCCTCTAAGTTTGGTGATGGGTATGAGCAAAATGTCTCAATAGGAATCAATAACCGAACAGGTACTTGGCAATATTCACGGACAGCAAAAAAAGCCGAAATTATGCAAATCAAAGCATTCTTTGATGACCATAAAGGAGCTGACTCGTTTCTTTGGGATTCACCTTTAGACGGTGAGGTCCGAGTAAAAACAGGTGAATATCAACCCCGTTGTTTAGGTGGTGATGTTTGGCAAATCTCAACGACATTCACCCAAGTTTTTTACCCCTGA